TTTTAGATCGTATCGTTCAGTTTTGTAAGGATCACGAATATACATACGAGTTTCAAGAAAGCGAATACTATGGTCTTCCTTTTGAAGTAAATGACTTCATATCAAAGGAAGGTGTGAAGGATTATATGTTTTCTATCTGTAAGTATTCCCCCAGAGAGTATCAGATAGAGGGAGTATACGACGCTTTACGACATAATCGAAAATTATTGATATCTCCAACTGCTTCAGGAAAATCTTTGATGATCTATTCGATTGTTCGATACTACGTTGGGAGGAAGCAAAATATTCTGATAGTCGTTCCGACGACATCGTTAGTAGAGCAGATGTATAAAGACTTTGCAGATTATGGATGGGACGTTGGTTCATACTGCCACAAAATATATGCAGGTAAAGAAAGAGAGACAGACTCTCAAGTGATCATTACTACTTGGCAATCAATCTACAAACTCCCCAGAAAATATTTTGATCGTTTCTCTGCTGTAATTGGGGATGAGGCTCACCAGTTTAAATCAAAGTCATTAGTATCTATAATGGGAAAACTAAGTGACGCTAAAT